GCATGATCGCCTCTGGCCCAGCCTCGCCCATCAGGCCCGTGCCATTGGCAAACGGAAACATGGTGGGCTTGTCAACGATGCCACCGCGGGCAAACTTCTGGATTCCGTTCTGAGCAAAGACACCGCCGTTAGCGAAGCCGGGGATATTGAATAGCTTGCCAACGCCCCCCAACAGCGGCGCAATAATGGCCTGTCGGATCGCAATGCGAGCGATGTCGGCAATGATGCTTTTGGCTAGATCCGCAAAGCTTGCCTTCCCAGTGGTCACAAAACTAACCAGTTGATCTTCAAGTCCTTGGAAGGCACCCTTCACCGAGTCCGCCACCTGAGCACCGAAGTTGGTGAGCTGCTCGTAGTACTGCTTCAAGCTTTCGCCAAAGGTCTCCTTGAAACTCTTCTTCACATCTTGGCTGGCCTCGATCAGCTCGCGCAGTTTGGCGATCTGGGCATCGGTCAAGCCTGGCATCCGCTGGCGGATAGCATCCAATTCCCGATCGATCTCGAGTTCTTTGAGTTTTTCGCCGGTGATCATGCCGGCCTTGATTTTCAAATCCTCAACCGTGCGGTTGTAGTTTTCTTGCAACTCTTGACGCTTCATGAAATCTTGAGCAACCGCAGTGCCAAGTTGCTGGGCAAAATCAATCTCGCCTTGCAACAATTTAGTTGCCGCGTCAGCCTCAAGCTTTTGCCGTTGACGTGCGCCGATCTTCTGCTTGTCAAGCTCAAGCAGCGTCAACCCATATTCGAGTTCTGCCTCTTGCAGCTTGTTCCCATCGATCCTGGCCTTGTTCAGCAACATGCTGAGCTGCAGCTCCTCGGCTGTAATCTCCGTAATTTCTTTAGCTTTCTTCGGTGCCTTGCCAGTTTGTAACCCAGATAAATCAGGGATCATGCCAGCTGCTGCTGTTGGCTCAGGAATAGAGATGCCTTTGAAGGCGCCTCCAAGTCCAGCAGTGATTTTCTGAGTGATGCCATCGATCAGCTTGCTAATCCCAAGGCCCAACGCTCCAGCCGCCAAGGTGCCGCCGATAGCGCCGCCAATGATTGCAGTGGCAGGTGTCTTGCCAGACTTCACGCCAGCAATCAAACCAACCACAGCCACACGAGCAGTCTCTAGCGCGAGCATCGCCCGCTCAAGGGACAGCATGGTTCGCATCACGCCAACCACGCCGCGCAATGCTGTCGCAAATGCGGTGATGTTGGTGGCAATAAACACGCCAGCCGTGACGCCACCGAGTACCACCATGGTCTTGATCAACGCAGCCGCTGCTTGTTGCAAACCAGCAGCACCACCAACCGCGGCATAGAACTCCTGGGCCAGCTTGCCCATTGCGGTGATGCCTTCGCTAACAACAACCAGCAACCCACTCATGATCGGCAGCAGCTTCGATCCGATCTCGACGGTGAGCATCGTCGTCTGCGCACCCATCAACCCCAGCTGATCATTGAATGCGTCCGCTTTGTTTGCAAAGTCGGGGCCAATGTTCAGCCCAAAGCGCTGGATCTCCTGACTGCCAAGGTTCAAGATCGGAATCAACTCCGCACCAGCCTTGCCAAATACCTTCATTGCCAGCGCTGCTTTCTCTGGACCGTCGCGCAATGTGGCGAACCGATCGGCAATGTCCAGGAATACCTGATCAGCAGATCGGAGGTTGCCCTGTGCATCAGTCGTCGCCACTCCAATGGTCTTGAATGCAGCAGCTGCTGCTTCAGTTCCAGTGGCTGCGGCAACCATGTTTTTGTTCAGGAAGGTGAGCCCCTTAGCCACGCCTTCCAAGCTGCTGCCGCTTAACTCTGCTGCAATCTTGAACTGGCCGAGCGTTTGGATGCTGACGCCTGTCCGCTGTGACAAGTCGCGCATATCGTCGGCTAGATCGATCGCGCTCTTCGCCAATGCCACCACGCCGCCGGTCACGGCTGCTGCCGCCAACCCCTTGATGCCCATCACCAACAAGCCGGCCGCTTGGCTGGTGTTCTTGATCTGGCCCTCAAGCCCCTGCATCGAGTTGCCAAGCCGGCGGATGTTGTTCTCGCCGACTACGTTGGCCGTGATCTTCAGGGCAGCGTCGAGGTTCAAAGCCATGATCAGCTTCCTTGCTTGTTGATGGCTTGCATGGCGGCGACCTCCATGGTCTGCAGGTCTTCCAGCAGGGCACGCTGGTCCTGTACCTCATACAGTCTAAACAACCATTGGGCGGCTGAATAGTCCAGTCCGATAACGCCCTTCATCGTTGACCGCCATTGCGTTTGCAACCGCAGGAACATCTCAACGGTTGACCAGTTGTCAGGATGCACCTCGAACTCAGTTGCCACCGGGGGCGGAAGATCTGGCAGTTCAAAGCCCATGGCCGCGGCATCTGCGGCGGCATCATCAACGACACCGCCACCTGCCCAGTATTCCGCAGCCTCTATCAGTTTTTTCGCTTGGCTCCTTGCAGGCTCTCGAAATAGGCCAGCGTGATGGCCGCAGCCAGCATCGGCACATCCAGCAGTTGCTGCAGTGCGGACTGGCTAAAGGGAATATCCTTGCCGTCGTCATCCGTGACGCCAGCCCAACCGATCAGCACCTCACCAGCCAGGGTGGAGTCGGTAATCTCCTCCGCCTTGATCTGCTCGCCGATCTCTGTGATGCGCGACTGAGGTAGCCGCTTGAACTCACCATCAAAGGTTTGCCGTTCATGCCGGCCGCCATCGACAGGGATGTCAAAGGTGACCGGCCAAGTGTAGGAATCAGACTGCTTGAGGACAAATGCCACGCGGTTTAGGTGTAAGCAAGGGATAGCTCATCATTGCCTGAGCTGGTCGGCACGGCAATGAAAGGCATATTAAGCATCTGCACGCCGTCCTGATCGCTGTATGTCAGGTTGCCCAGGTCAGACTGCGCGGTGGTCACCGTGCACCTGTTGCCGGCAGTGGTGCCGTGCTGGAAGGTGATGCTCCCTGTGCTGCTGCCAGTGGCGATCGCGAAGAAGTCCTTCGCTGTAATGGTCGGCGCCTCGATCACGACCGTGCCGCTGGGTGCCCGGTTAGTGATCAGGATCTCCTTGGAGCAACCGACCAGCTCGCGATAGATGACATCGTTTGCCATCGAGAAGTTGTAGGACTGCAAGCAACCGCTATAGGAGAACGCCGAGAAGCTGGTGGTATTGCCTTCCTTGAACAGCAGCGGGGCTGCTTGGTTGGCGTAGGTCGGGGTGGGCAGCGTCTCGTCGGTGGGGGCGTTGTAGATGCCGGTCATTGTGAATGCGATCGAAGGGATCGCGCCCACTTCAGCGGACAGTTCAAACGTGCCGCGGCAACCCGTCAGCTTGTGGCGAATGCCGTCTTCGTGGTAGTGGATGGTGCAGCTCTCGAAGCCGCTGCTCTCGGGCGCATAGGTGGCGCTGGTGCTGGTGACCAGTGTCTCGCTCAGGCCGCAGCTGCGCAGCACCGGGCCATAAGCCGGAGCGGTGCCAGCCGTACCTGACCCAGCCAACTCAACCTCAAAGCTGACTTCGACCCGGGTTTGGGCCAACAGTTGATCGGCTTGGCCCATGTAAGGCCGCACCAGATCACGGTTCACCGTATCGGCAACCAGCGGCTGGATCTCAAGGTTGCGCACCAGGATCGCGTTGCTGCTGCCAGTCGGCGAAGAGTCGGTCCCGTAAGTGCTTTCAATCTTCGCCAGGATCAGGCGTCGGCGAGTCAGAACTGATGCCATTGGAGGCTACCTCGAGGGTTGGATGAGGGGCCGGCTGGGTCCGCTCGACGAGCTTTCGCTTGCCGGTTTTGAGATCGACCAGATAGCTGCCGCCCTGGCCTTTGTATTCGTCTACCATCGTAGCTGCTAAGGGCTTAAGGATAGATCGGCCACTCGGGTCCGATACCTCACAGCGTAGTCGCAACTGATCACACCGCTCGGCTGATCAGCTTCGACCAGATCAAACGAAACGGAAACAGGCTGCACATCGTAGGCATTGCCGCCCAATGTCAGGTCTGCCATCACCTTGGCGTGCAGGCTTTCGACAGTGGCATCAGCCACTTGGTCTGGCACATCACCGCGAACGATCACTGCAATCCTCACCGTCAGCGTCCAGTCCAGCGTTGGGAGGCTGGTGTTCTGCTCGGCGTTGTCGCTGACGGGTTCGACCACAATCGCGGGCAGCTCACCTCTGGCCAACGGCTCGACCCGGCTGCGATAGATCCGCGTGCTGACGCCGGTGGTGCCCGTTAGCGCGGTGCGGATCGCCGCCAGGATGGTCTCGCGTTTGGTGGTCATGGCTTAAGCAGATGCAACTTGAACAACCGTGCAGATGATGCCGGGGACGCTCGGGTGAGCGAAGGGACTGGTCTGGGCTGCCTCAGCATGGATGTAGGCCGCAACGTTACTGGTTGCCCAGATCAGCTCGACGTAATCGTTGGTGGTCAAGCCCAACACAAAATTGACGCAGCCGATCACATTCCCATCAACGCTGCCATGCCGGGCAATGATGCTGAACCGGCTATCGCTGGCTGGCACGTCAACGCCGTTCTTGCGCAACCAGACATTAGTGTCATGGATTGAGCTGTCGGTGTTACTGAACTGAATCGAAAACGTGATGCTATAGATGCCCGGATGATCAATCGTCAGCCGCGTGTCTGAGATGATCTTGGTGCCGCGGCTTGCCGTGTCAATCTGCCGCAGCTTGATCCCATAAGCCGTATTAGCCAGCGCCGCCACCTGCGACGTCTGATCCCAGAACGAGCCCCAATATCCAGGGTTGCCAAAGTAGGGAAGGCCAGACCATACCGTCTTGCCGTCGCCGATCTTCAGGTTCTCGGTGTCGCTTTCAAGGCCAGGCTCACCAGCCAACAGCACTGGATTGACTGTCGCCCATTGGCTACGGGTGTTGCTCTTGAGAGGGCCGCTCATGTCTTCTGAAGTGCGATCTGAACGAACTTGCCATCATCGATCAACATGGTCTCGCGCACCGTATAGGCCACGCTATCAACCGTGATCGAGTTGCCACGGATCAAGCTGCCGAAGTTTGAAGCCCGTGCGGTCAGGGTGTAGTCAGTGCTGAGCACCATCCCATCGCTCAAGATCTGGCTCGGCATGTCCAAGATGCCATTAGCAGTAACGGCGCCAGCTGTGCAGCTGACGCCGAAGTCTGCCGAGAAGATGTCCAGATCTTCCGTGATCGCCATTAGCCGTACTTCGCCGAAGCGAGTCCCAACACTGCGACAGCACCGGCGCCGGTGCCACCAGCAAACGTGATCGAGATCTTCACAAAGCGCTTCAAAGAAGTCACATTGACGTAGATCTTTTGCAGTGATGCAGTGTTAGCGGTAGTGGTGGTGAAAGCGCCGCCAGTCACGTCGGTGTAAGAACCGCCGGTAGTGTCGGATTCGGTCAGCTTCACGGCATAGGTGATGCTGGCACCGCCGGCTTCGGCGTCCAACAGCACAGCCATGTCGCCCTCGTAACCTTGCAGGTCAACGGCAGAGCCGGTGCCTGTAGCGGTTACGACGTCATTGCGGAGCAGACCGAGGACCGTGGTCTTCGATCCAAGATTGTGGATGGTCATGGTTTAGCCCTCCGTCGGGGGGTTGAAGGTTTGCGTAAAGGTTGAGCAA